TCACAAATATTTACTAAATTTGTGACAGAATTAAATACAATAAATATTTGCCAGATATTTTATTTACTGGCGTTAATATTACAATATGCAATTAACAAAGCATTTTAATATATCTGAGTTTGATTGCCACGATGGCTCTAAGATGCCTCCTAAAGTGCTTGCTAATATAATAAAGCTGATAGGCAATTTAGAAACCATCAGAGAAAAGCTAAACAGTCCAATGCTTATAACCAGTGCCTATAGGTCTGTAAAATATAACAAATCAATAGGAGGCGTTAAAAGCAGCCAACACTTATTAGGAACTGCTTGTGATTTTCAGACTAAAGGATATGAAACAGAGATGGTCTATGATGTGGTAGAAAGCCTAATATCAGAAGGTCTTATTTCTGAAGGTGGTTTAGGATTATACAAGACATTTATACACTACGACATAAGAGGAACTAAAGCAAGATGGGACTACAGAAATCGTTAATAGTTATTTTACTACTACTGTCTTCTTGCGGTAGCAAAAAGATAGTTACACAAACAAAAGAGATTATAAAAAACGATACCATTATAATAACTAAAGACAGGGTTATTACAAAGGCTATCGTAGATAGTATTATAATTAAAGAGCCTTGTGATAGTTTAGGCATTTTAAAGCCTTTTAAGCAACGATTAAAGACCGACAGAGGTACAATTACCATTGAGAACAGAAACAACTCCATAGAGGCTATAATTAACTTAGATAGCATTGTACAGAGTGTTGAGAAACAGTACAAATCAAATGTTACAAAAACAGTTAGCGACAACAAAACTGAAATAATTAAATACAGAATACCCTCTTGGATAATTGTATCTTTAGTAGTGTCAATACTTTTGAATGTAATTCTTGTAAGAGTTAAGATTTAATTTGTACATTTACATATAAATTTAATAAAATGCATATTAGAAAAATATCAATAGGCTCAGACTATAAGTCAGGCGCAATGCACTATATTGTTGACCAGCCGGTATTAGATGGAACTTATAAGATTCATCTAATAAAAAAAGAAGACAACTCAACAAAAATATTTATTGAAAGAGAAGATGAAGTACTGATATGGAAAGAGTTTAGCGAACACATGCCTATATCATTTGAATATAATATAAACTTCTAAATGAGGTCTCCTGATTATTTTATTGTAAAACCAAAAACAGGAAAAAGGTACAACAACACTAAGTCAATAGCTGGACTTGATTTAATTGTTAGCACTTCAGAAGAAGACCATAAGTTTTCAAATAGAGAAGCAGAGGTTGTAAGCACCCCTATTAATTACAATGGGCCTGTGCAACCTGGAGATACTCTGATTGTACATCACAATGCTTTTAAATACTACAACGACATAAAGGGCAATCAAAGAAGTGGCAAGAGTTTTTTTAAAGATGATTTATTTTTTATTGAGCTAGACCAATTTTTTATGTACAAGCACGATGACACTTGGATAGCCCATGATAGATACTGCTTTGTAGAGCCTATTCCACCAACCGAATCACATATATTTAAGCCAATGAAGGAAGAGCCTTTAATAGGTATTATGCGATACCCTAATCAAACACTATTAGACCATAATGTTGAGGTCAACGATATGGTTACATTTAGACCTGATAGTGAGTATGAGTTTGAGATAGATGGCAAGAAGATGTACAGAATGTTTGACCACCAAATTACAATGGTTCTATGAAAGAATGGGAATGGATAGAGGATGACATAGAATTAATCAATCACAATGTAAAGTTAAAAAAATCTAAAAGATTTAAAGATGACGTCAGAAGAGCTAAAAAATCGAATCATAGAAGCAGGGTACAAAGCGGTAGAGGAACTGATTAAAGTGGCTAGTGAGAAAATTATCACTGGTAAAAAAGATGACGACCTAGCTGCTGATAAACTAAAGAACGCTGCGGCCACAAAAAGATTAGCTATTGAGGATGCGTTCTCAATTCTAAGTAGAATAGAAGTAGAGAAAGAGAACATTATATTCTTATCTACCGAAACAGGTAAAACACAAACAAAACAAGGCTTTGCGGAAAGAAGGTCAAAATAGTTTAATACGCACTCTTGTAGACCATATACCCAAAGGAGTTGTTACTAGAAGTAACTCAAAGTCTTATTGGAAGTATGGCTATGATGATAAATATGACGTTATTATTATATCTAAAACAGGCAAAATTGGCGATGTCATTGAGGTGTCTGGCCTTAAAATAGCACTGCCATTAGCCCCCAATAAAATACACAAACGAGATAGTAAAAAGTCAGAGCAATACTGGGGGAGAGAAGAACTACCTACTGAGCTGTCACGAATGCAGTCAATATTTCAATGGAACGATATGCCTGCTGTTTTTAAAAACAAATGGGTTGACTACATTGAGAGTGAGTTTGATAGAAGAGAGGAAGGATTTTGGTTTTTAAACAACGGAGAGCCTACTTATATTACTGGCTCTCACTATATGTACTTGCAGTGGTCTAGTATTGACGTAGGTTATCCTGACTTTAGAGAAGCTAATAGAGTTTTTTGGTTGTTTTGGGAAGCCTGTAAAGCTGACAATAGAAGCTTTGGAATGGTGTATTTAAAAATAAGACGTTCTGGATTCTCATTTATGGGCTCTACTGAAGGAGTGAATATAGGTACTCTTGCAAAGGATTCACGACTTGGAATATTGTCCAAGACAGGGGCCGATGCCAAGAAAATGTTTACTGACAAGGTAGTTCCAATAGCAAACAAGCTGCCTTTTTTCTTCAAGCCAATACAAGACGGTATGGACAAGCCAAAGACTGAGCTTGCTTTTAGAATACCAGCATCAAAGATTACTAAGAAGAATATGCACGTGGTAGCCAATGATGAGATGACTGGCCTTAACACTACTATTGACTGGAAAAACACTGACGAAAACTCTTATGATGGTGAAAAGCTACAGTTTCTAGTACATGACGAATCGGGCAAATGGATAAAGCCAAACAATATACTTAATAACTGGCGCGTAACAAAGACTTGTCTTAGACTTGGTAGTAAAATAATAGGTAAGTGTATGATGGGTTCAACCTCAAATGCACTAAACAAAGGGGGTGACAACTTTAAAAAACTATACGAAGACTCAGAGGCTATAAAAAGAAATCAAAACGGACAAACTAAGTCAGGTATGTATTCTCTTTTTATTCCAATGGAGTGGAATATGGAGGGGTTTATTGACGTATATGGTATGCCTGTTTTTAGAAAACCTTCTGAGAAAGTATTAGGAGTTGATAAAGAATACATAAAGAACGGAGCTATTGACTACTGGGAGGCAGAGGTTGAGTCATTAAAAAATGACCCAGATGCACTTAATGAATTTTACAGACAGTTTCCAAGAACTGAGTCACACGCTTTTAGAGATGAGAGCAAATCATCTTTGTTTAACTTAACAAAAATATATCATCAGATTGACTATAACGATTCGCTTATTATGGCTCAACACACTACAAGAGGTAGTTTCTATTGGGAAAATGGAATAAGAGATAGTAAAGTTATATTTAGTCCTGACAAGCGCGGTAGGTTTTTAGTCTCTTGGACGCCTGACAAAAACTTACAAAATAGAGTTATAATTAAAAATGGTATTCGTTATCCTGGTAACGAACACGTAGGGTCATTTGGCTGCGATAGTTATGACATATCAGGTACTGTTGGTGGGGGAGGTTCTAATGGAGCTTTACATGGAATGACTAAATTCAATATGGACAATGCTCCAAGCAATCAGTTTTTCTTACAATATGTAGCAAGACCTCAGACTGCTGAGATTTTCTTTGAAGAAGTTCTGATGGCTATTGTTTTTTATGGTATGCCTATACTTGTTGAAAATAACAAGCCAAGGCTACTATACCATATAAAGAACAGAGGATATAGGGGCTACTCTATGAACAGACCAGATAAACATTTTAATAAACTATCAAAGACAGAGCGTGAGCTAGGTGGTATACCCAATACCTCTGAGGATGTAAAGCAATCACACGCCTCGGCTATTGAGTCGTATATCGAGAAGCATATAGGTTTTGATATAGATGGAACACATAGGCCACAGGATGAGATAGGAGATATGTTTTTTAATAGAACACTTGAGGATTGGGCCAAGTTTGATATTACAAACAGAACAAAGTTTGATGCCTCTATTAGTTCGGGTTTAGCAATCATGGCAAATCAAAAGAATCTGTATTTACCGGAACAAAAACAATCGAAAATAAGTCTTAACTTTGCCAGGTACACTAACAATGGAAGTTTAAGTGAGTTAATAAGATAAATGGATAAAGTAAAAATAAACATTAGTCCGCAAGGATTTCCTAGTCAATTTGTTTCTGATGCAGAGAAAGCGACTAAAGAGTTTGGACTACAGATAGGGAGCGCCATACAATATGAGTGGTTCAAAAAAGATAGTAGTCAATGTAGGTATTATAATCAGTGGAGTAATTTTCATAAGCTAAGATTATATGCAAGAGGAGAGCAGTCTGTGGCTAAGTACAAGAACAGGTTAGCGGTAGACGGCGACTTGTCTTATCTTAACTTAGATTGGACACCTGTGCCTATTTTACCTAAGTTTGTTGATATTGTTGTTAATGGTATGTCGGATAGGCTTTTTAAAGTAAAGGCTTATGCACAAGATGCTATG